TTCTGTGCGACCAAGGGCTAATCCCATGTTAATTGCTCCCATAATGTCATCTTCTGAAAATATAGTAGATGACATCATTTGCATTTTGAACCTTAGCATACGTTCCGTGGCTGTGGCAGAATCATTCAGGGCGAATTTCAGTTTCTTGTTTGCCGCTTCTTCTTCCAGAGCACCTTCAATAGCACTTTTAAAAATAGCAACAGCACCGCCAACGGCAGCACCAACCCCGACATAGGCCATGGCCATGCCGGAAATTTCACTTTTAAGTGAACTAAAAGTAGTTTGTGACCCTTTGGCTGCACTGTTGGCATCTGCAAGCCTTTGTTTAAATGGTGCAAGTTCCTTGGTGGCGAGCTTTACCTGTTCAGAGTTCTTACCAAATTCAACGGTAAGATTCTTGATGTTCTGCTCACCTTGTTTTACGGTGGCATACAGATTCTTAAAAGCCCCTTCCGTTCCTTTGGTGAAGCCTTCAACATCCTTTGTGCCTTTACTCAACGCAGTGGTAAGGTCTTTAAGGTCGCCCCAAATCTTTATGCCTATGCTTTGTACACTCATTTCAGTCCGTATATTTTCTTAATGCGCTCAAAGTCCTCTTCACTTGGCAATACAACTTCCTTTTCAGGTTCAACCTCCCAATCAAAGGTTATCAGGTCTTTGGGTTGCAGGGTATTTGCTTTTGTCGTGTAGCAGTTAAGAAAAAGGCAGGTTTGCCATCGTGTTCTGACCCATTCCCGCCTATCCCTACAATCTTCCAGTTCATAAAATCCTTCAAGTTTGTTCCAAAACTCACGTTGAGTTAAATCCCAAAACTCTTCCGGTGGCATACCCATTTGACCGATGCCCAGCCTTTGCAGGTAATCCCACGTTATGATTGTTCTGTCACCGGTTCTTTTTTTTTATCATCAACCGGTGGCGGTGCCTGACTATCCCACACAGCCACGAAGGCAGCAGAAAAGCCAGGGTTGTCGCTGAACCACGCTTCAATGTCATCCCATTCAATATCACATGGAATTCCTTCACGCTTGCAGCCATACTTTATTGCTTCATGCAGCAACGTGACCTTGTGCAGAAGGTTTTTTGAAAGGCAGGTGCTCATGTCCTGAACTTCATCAATCGTGAAGCCTGTCTTTTCGCAGAAGGTCTGCATGACAATGAGCCCCCACCTTACAGGGTATTCAATACCGTTTATTTCAATTTTGTTTGCCATACTATGCTTGTGTTATACCTAAGGCACCGGTGCCCTGAAAACTGATACTCATTGTCGTGTTCGCTTCGTTTGCTGCTGAAATGTTGCAGGATGTCACATAAGCATTTCCCGAAAAAATGACATCACCCGTGTTAGCAGTCTTAAACAGCAGACTGATTGCGGTTTTATTGACAATGCAATCCATCATGTATTTAAGATTGTACGATCCTGTGGCCATCACCACAAGGGCCTCACATGATACCGTCCAGTTCTTCTGTCCTGGTAAGACTGCCTTCCACCCGGCAGAATCCTTATTCGATACATCCCGCATGTCGGCATTGAGTGCCAGTGAGCAAGTGGTGGAGTATCCTATTGGGTGCGTGGCATCAATGTACACAAGTAAATCTGTGCCGTTGATTACGCCAGCCGTTGGTGTTGTGGGCATGGGTTAAAGATTAAGTGTGTGAACCTTCCGTAAGTGTGCTGGTGCCTTCAAATTCAAAGTCATAACCGGCTGTTTCTTCCAGCGGTCCGGACATTTTAAGGCTTTTGATAACAGCCGTTCCGGTGTAGAACTTGTTTCCTGATCCTGCGGCGCCGAATACAAGCGTTACCGATGCACGGCTGGTAATGTATCCCATGAGCGTGGATACTCCCGGCGTTGTGGTGAAATCAATCAGCCCCTTGCCGGTGACCTTCCATGCCCTCATCCCATCAGGTGCGGTTTCTTTCCACCCACCGGATGATTTGGTGGTGATGTCACGCCCTGCATTGGTGATGTCGCAGTCACATTCTTTCGCCAATGCCTGCGCCGTGCCAGCGATCTGCACGATTAAATTTGTTCCGTTGATTGTTGCCATTTTGCGTTATTTTACTTTGGTTAATAGAATGTAAATGTTCATGGTCGCACCATTCCAGGTATCTGATTCGCTGGCATGGTTAAAATATATTGATGTGAAAGCGGTAAGCGAAAATGTCTTATTCTTTGGGGTAATGGTCGTAAGGCCACTTTTGTCAATGGCTTCCGATTGGAAAATGTTGCTGGCCCCTGCGCTGGTACCTGCCGACAACTGCGCTGTAAAAGCCGTTGTATTCTCAAAGATGATCATGGATATTGCATACCCCGGTGGAATGATGTCAGTACCCACATTGTCACCGGTGACCCCGGTAATCGTTTCTATTGATTGCATATTGCTGGGTGTTGAATCGTTGGGTATCCTTATGATATAATCCTGTGCAATGTGATGAATGCGAATTTCATTCTCATACAAGTGCTGTTCACCGTCATACCTTGAAGTGTCAATGGGCACTCCTGCAATGGTGCCTGAAATAAAGTCAAGCTGGTCACGTACGAGTGAAGCGATTACGTTGCAGTTGTCAAAAGTCTTGTCAAAGATGTCAACCTGTACACGCACTTTATCTGCTACGGATCTGCTGTCCTTGGTATGGTCGGGGGTGATGGAAACGACATTGTAAGCAATACAAGGAAAGGTCGGATCTTGTGCCACAACAACGGGATATACCTGCCCGATGCAGAGATTCCGCAACTGGTAGTAAACTGCCCTTCCGATTATGTTGGTGTGCCAGGTCATTCCTTTACATATTTTTCCACTCCGGCCATTACTCTTTCCGTAATGATTGCTTTTACTGAACTATCCATGCTGTCATAAGTTGGCCGGATAAATGGCTGTGGCCTGACGAATTCAACATGTTGCCCTTTTTTGATCTTTCCTTTTACGCCTTTCATGCCTTTTCTTACGAAGTGTCCGTATTCAACGAACTTGGCATACCATCCATCCGGATCACCTTTGCCCTTTACCGGCTTTACCCAAATGGTCGGGAATTTACCTTCACGGCTTTTCAATATCTGAATTGACCTTTTTAGCGTTCCCGCAGGGTGGTTGCGTGAAGAAAGCCTGTTACCCCTGCTGCCTTTCTCACTGACCGCTGCAGCCGATTTCATTGCAGAAAGCAGTGGCATAGCCCCAGCCATAAGAGCATCTTCCAGGATGTTCCTACGCATCTCTTCCGCAAGGCCGTTCAAGGTCTCCGTAAGTTTATCTGCGCCTATGACTTCTGCCTTTATCATTCGTTGTCGGGTATGGTTGCTGAAATCTTCATATACCTTTTACGGTCAATCTCTTCAATGTGCTGGATGTTATATTTCTGCCCTTCAAATTCAATTCTTACATTCTCATTGATTACGCTGGAATACCTGATTGTAAATGTTTTATCCGATCTTACCGTTGGCGTGTTGCCGATGATTGTTTCACTACCCCCCGCTAATTCCACAAACGCCCAGCATGTCCTGATCAAACTCCATGAACGGATTGGCTCACCGGTTGCAGACTGCGTATCCGTGTGGCTGTATATGGTAATTCTCCGGTCAAGTTCTCCGATCATCAGAATGAGAATAAGCGGTATGGTTCCAGTAAAAACTTTGAACCCTTTGGCAAATCATTAACCTGCCTGCCGATTACGACATCTTCACGGTTCTCATAAAGATGCCCGACAATTAATAGAATGGCAGCCTTCACGGATGAAGGAACAGTGGTGTACCCTGCCACGAATCGTATCTTCACATCGTTTTCTTCACCCCTCACCTGTGGCCATAATTGGCCGTATTTCAGGTACACTTCATTGGGCTCATCAGCCTGATTCAGTCCGTAAACTGTGGTGGCCAGTGTTTGCTCAACCCCGTTGACATCGTAATACTTAATGCTGGTCACAGATTGCACAGGGGTTTTGCGAAGCTGTATCTCACCATCTTCAAAGCAATCTTTTTGCAACTCCCACGTTTGTGCGATAAAGGCACGGCGGGTAAACTGTTCAGCACTTTCCCTTGCAGCAGCAATAAGAATGGCAATGAGCGTATCATCAGCGGTATCTGCTGTTTCAATTTTCAGATGAAGCTTTGCTTCCGCAAGTGAAACAGGCTCCGTGGCAGGTCCGGTGATCAGTTTATATCCCATTACCTTTTCAGCTTTTGATTCTTTGGTACTTGCCTTACGGCTTTTTCAATCACAGGCTTTTCAAGTCTTACGGCCTTAACGCTGATTTCGTCAACCATTTCAGCTTTTTCATGCAGGCAGTAATACTTTGCCATCTCTTCATCCAGGTCGATGATCTGACCGGCTGTAAATTGCTGGTCACCTGCTATTGACATTAATAGCCTTACTTTCATGGATTGGGTTTTAAAAAACCCCCGACACCGGATGTGACGATGCCGGGGGGCACACATGGAAATTTACTCAGGGCCTAAGTTGTTCCGCAGGCCAGGTATTTGATTGGGTTGGTTCCCGCATTGAGCAGGTGGGAGCTGGCACGTTTGTAACCCACAAAGCCTACGTTCAGGTTGGCCATGTAGAGTTCATTCAACCGGACAAGGATAAAGTCAGTGGTTTCACGAATGACAAATTTCTTCATGTCACCAAACAGCATGACTTTGTTTCCTGATCCAAGGGATGCCATCTCATCATTAATGATGTACGGGCGGCCTTCCAGGGTGTCGGGGTTGTTGTCAGCCATTCCACCAGCCATCACGCCTGATCTCCACAGCGGGTTAGCGTCAGCGGTACCAACGGCAAGCAGTTTCAAAGCTTTCAGGATAGTGTCATTGAACATGAAATATCCGTTCTTACGGTAGTCAGCATTTACGCTGTGCATCAGTTTTACGATGTCTGCACGGGTCACCCCTGCGATCAGCACACCGGTAACAGCGGAAGAAACGGCACCGGTCACAATACCTTGCGGCTGTGAGTTTCCTGTTCCAGTGGTGAAATACTGGTTCAGAATACGGCCAATCCTTTCAGCGAGCAGTTCAGCAACAATGGTCTCAACCGGAAGTGCTGAATCCTGCATAAGTTGTAAACTCACCTGAACGATCTTTGAATCGAACATGTAAGCTTTCAGAATGGTTTCAGTGAAGGCAATATCCTGCGAGTTCATTGCAGATCCTTCGCCCATCAGTTCGCCCTTGTTTGCGGTGTCGTTGACATGCGGCCAGTGGATGTCCTCACCGGTGCGGGTCTTGATCACGTTGGCAAATGGGTACATCGAAATGTATGGAAGCATTGCTTTTTCAAGTTCTGCCTGAAAACCCGTAGGTACAAGGTATCCACCAGCGGTGGTTGTTGTGGTTTGGCCCCTCTTTTCCAGGATTTCCCTGTTCTTAGGTTCCATGCGGCTTTGGCCGTTAAGCAGATAATCACGGAAAGCACGGCTTTCCTCTTTGGCTTTCTTTTCAGGATCAATACCCGTTTCGATGGCGATCTGCTCCATGCGGGTGTCCTGTTCGCGGTTCAGATCATCCTGTTTGCGGTGCAGTTCGATCTGTTTTCTCAACGATTCCTGTTCATCGTCAAGCTTGTTCCACTGAATCAGCTCTTCGGGGGTCAGGTCCCTCTTCTCTTCGACAGCCTTCATACGGATGGCTTCCATCTGTGTTACAAGGCCGCCACGTTTTTCAAATTTTGCTTTCATTGCCTGTAGCGTTTTGGTTAATAATTGCCCCTTTTAAAGGCTGTTTTTAATTGTGTTAATCCTCTGTTTTAATGTGCAGGCAGTCAGATTAGGCGTACCTGTTTGCGTTTCGGGTTGCTTTGCGGCTTCCCTGATTTCTTTGAACATCTCATCTGTTTGCTTTCTCATTTCCGTTACCGTCTGTTCGTATGCCGGAAATGTGACCGGTGAAACATCGTAAAGCCTTTCGATCTTGGTGATGTTCCTGGTATATGTGATTTCGGTGTCAGTCTCAACCATTGAACGCAGATCCTCTTTCACAGAAAAGCCAAAGGATGACTGCGTGATGTCGCCACGCTTGACAGATACCGCCAAATCCTTTGCATAGGATGTGTCAGGCAGTTCAGTGACTTCGTAGGCAAGGTTTCCACGCTCATCAAGAAATACCTTCAAAGTACCGGCAGTTGTCCTTCCGAGAATCTTGCTGGATTCATGGTCAACAAGTGCCCTGATGTCATCAGTAAGAACTTCATCGAATGCACCTGGGGAAATGATTTCTTTGTAGATCTCTTTCTTGCCGTTGTATTCAAATTCATACATGATGGTGGCTGAGTTCACCACGGCAGCAATGCCAATGAGGGAATTGGAAGCACTTCCTTCAACTGCCCTTACTTCAAATGTGCTGTTTATAACCCTTTTCTCTTTCATTTTGCAGTGTTTAAGGCAGCGGCCTGATCAGTCGATGCCATGTTTAACTGGATATATCTCTTGTCACCATCGGGGCCGTACCCGTTCATATCTTCCAATGCCCTGATTTCGTTGGGTGAAATGGAAGCTGTGTTGAATAGAACCTGGTACAATGCACCACGGCTTGCAGCGTCACCACGGAGTAAACCATTCAAGTTGAACTTCACGAACACTTTGCCCTTTTCAGATTCCTTGAAAATCTTACGGTTGAATTCCTGCTCAAATCGGATGCACCACGGCATGATGGTATGTTGAACAAACTCAATGCCCTGATGTTCGATGTTATTGTTGGTGCTGCGTTCAAGGTCCGCAAGCATGTGCGGTGGAACACGGAATATCCTTGCGATTTCATTCAACTGAAACTTGCGGGAAAGGATAAACTGAGCCTGTTCAGGCGGGATGCCCTGCTGGGAATACTTCATTCCTTCTTCAAGGATCTGTAACTTCCAGCGGTTTCCTTCACCTACGTGTTCATTTTTCATTGATTCCTTTAAATGCTCATAGGCCGTATCTGAAAGAGATCCCGGATGTTCAAGTGTTCCGCTGAATGTTGCTCCGTTCTTAAAGAATTCCGCACCAAACTTTTGCAGGGCAAGGCCAAGGCCAATGTTTTCAGCAGCAACCTCAATGGGTGACTTGCCCACTATTCCGTTAAAGGAAAGGCCGGGAACATGCAGCATATTGATTGCATCAATAGGCTTTTCGTAGCCTTTGACCTTGTATTGCAGTTCACCCTTTTCATTGATGAACGGCTCACACTTTTCAGGATGAATGATATTGAATTCAACGGGTACAAACCCACCATTGCGGATGATGTGAGCATAGCCGTTGCCCCAGCCACATAAATGCGCCATCATGGTCTCACGGAACACAAAGGATGTCATCAACGGGTTCGGTTCATTGTGAACCAACTGGTACATCTTGTGATCGGGAAGCATAATTTTGTTGCCCTTGTCATCATACTGGTAAACGTGCAGGGGCAGTGATGCAATGGTTTCAGACAATATGCGGATACATGCCCATACGGCAGAAAAGGTAAGTGCTGATTCCTGATCAACAGATTCACCGGAAGATGTTTTTTTACTGCCAAGCGATAAAATGAAATTCACAAGATCTTGCAGCGAGCCGCCGTAATTTCCTGATCTTTCTTCTTTCTTTTTGGAATTAAAAAACCGCATCTTTGTCATTTTGCCGACAAAAATACGGTCAGTGTTTGCTGTTAAGGCTGTAACATTGTTACATAATACGCTGTAACTAAGTTACATAATTATTAACACAATGTATAATTCATTACTTTTCAGATAAATACAACGGCTGAAATCCCACTGAATGCTTATGATACTGCAATCCTTGTGTTCCTGAATCCCAAAGATAATACGTTAAAGCCTTTACACCGTGAACAATAGCCGTAATTTGAATGTGTTCCATCAAAAGTAGCATGATTCCGTCTTTCAGATAGTCAGCATGTCCGAGAATGGTGCTTACGTTCATCAGTTCCCCGCTGATATGGGTAATGGCATAGGCAACTATACGGCTCTTAATACGCACGAAAATTAACTCATAGCGGTGATTGTCGCAGGTGTTGACAATGTTTTTCTCAGGCGGGAATTCAAGGTATGCAGGCTTCATTTTGTTGCCCTGCCTTTCCGGTGCTGATGTGTTGATGTCGTAAATGTCCTGCCGGTGTAGATTCCACTCTTCCCATTGAGCATGATAACCAATATAGCCTGCACGTTTGCAGAAGGAAAGCCTGTTCTTTGCCGTGGCGTTCCACTTGTTACCTGGTTGCCATACCGCCAGTTCTTTGTCGGGAATCCAATCAGCATAGAAGTTCCAGTGGGGGCAATGGTCGCGTTTGAGATTTACGTTCATAACTGGTACCATTGAGGATGAAGCAAAATTTGAAGCTTGCCGCCATTCTTTTCAAAGTCTGCAATGACTTCTTCGTTATCCTGATGCCATTGACCACCTGAATCGCTGATGTAATGAGTGTGCCCTGTAAAGTAGGCTTCGTATTTCAGCCCAAAGTTATGCAAATCAAACATTTTCCATGTATCTATAAATGGAAAGTTTAGAAGATTGTTAACCCGTGACAGGCCGAATAAATAATAATTCAGGTAGCCGTGTTCATAGCAAAGCGGGTCACCGTGGCTGGCAGTGCCAACCACCGGGGCAACCTTCCGCAGTTCAGCAAGCGCATCACAGACGCAATCAAACAAGCCTTTTCCGGTCCTGATGTTATTGCTTATGGCGTTGTTGTGCCAGCCTATTTCGTGGTCGAACCTTGCAATCAGTTCCACGTACTTCTGAACATCCTTAGGCCAGTATGGTGCAGTGTCAAGAATGAAATAGGTTGACTTAATGCCTAATTCATTTTCAGCCTGAGCCATGTTGAATGATGCGTGGATATCGTCATCAACATCATGCCTGATGTTTACAATGTTGCCTTCTGTTTTGTCGTGGCTGTTTTCAAGTGTCTGAATGTTCAGGTGCTTTATCCTGTTCATTAGTTTCATCCAATCGGTTCTGTTGAAGTTTTTCATAGGAATTTGTTTACAAGTTCGGTCATGTGCTGGTCGTTGTTCTTAAATCGGTCAAATACTGATGGGGTTTCAGCCGGTAACATCGGCATCAAGTTAGTGAGCCATTCGCCCTTATGTGGTATCACATAGCAAGGAATGGCGTTGATCTTGCAGTATATTCCCATCCATATATCGGAATTTATTGACTTAAAAAATGTCTCATCCAAATCAGGGCAGGTTTTTCTGTGAAATGCCATGGCGCAGGTACCAGGAATCTCAACCTTTCGCATGGCATTGTTATACTCAAATGTTTTAAAGCACTCTTTTTCATCGCGATAAAATGAACCGATTGGCCTTTTTTGGAGATTCTTACCCATGCAAGTAACCACAATACCAGGCCACAAATATGAAAGCATTGTTTTTACGTAGTCTGCTGGGTACTTTATATCGTCATCGCAAATAAAAATAACTTCATCATTGGAGAATTCAGTAAGCCTTTTGAACTTATTGCCGTCTGTGTCGCTGTCGTAGAACACACGGACCATATCAACCTGTGAAGCCATTGACCTTGTGGCTATCCTGAGTGTTTCTGTTCGTTGTGGAATGGTTGCAAATTGGGCTATCTTCATGCTACAAGTTCTTTAAGTGAATCATATTCCACGGGCTTTGCCTGATCAAGCATTGTCAGGTGAATGAACTGATTGATGCTGGTGCGGTGCTTTACCCCCGTAGTGAATGGCCTTCCTGCAGTATGGATCACCGCGGGAAGTATGCCAAGTTTCTGCAACCTTTTGGCTGATGCTCCGTCCATGCCCCTGTTGATGCCGTAGGGGTAAAGCTTCATATTGTAGTCAGTCCACAAATCGTTAATGCAGGAAGTGTGGATCATGCGAAGCACCCCCACCGGTTCACTGTCGTTATACAGGTCAAGATAGTAGGCTTCCTTGCTGTAAAAGTCAATGATGTGGCAACTGTCAATACCAAAGAACTTCCTTCCGCTGTCAATCAGTGGCCGGTATTCATCCCAAATTGAAGGGCTGCACAAGTCATCGCTGCCCATGTTCATAATGTAATCCGGCTTTTCTTCCATGGCCAACTCAATTCCTGCATTGAGTTTCGCACTCACCGGGAAATTCTGATGGGCGCATACATCGAAATCAAACCCAAATGCAAGTTCACGTAGGTCGTTGAAGTCAGTATCTTCCGGTGAAACGATTGCCATGTACGACATTTTGTAAGGTGAAGCTTCCATAAACCTCACCATTGACCGGCAGTGCATCTGAACTACTTCAAACCTTCCCCACCATGGGCATACGATCTTGATGTGCAGCTGATCAGGCTTTCTTTGCTTCTCTTTTTTTGTTTGCATCTCTTTTACGTTTTAAATAGTTATCCCTCACAACCCTGAATGAGTTGAAATTTGCGTATTTGCGGTTTCCAAATGCGTCACAGTGCATTTGATCAACGGCTTCATAAGCCTGTTCCTGCGAGCCGGGGTATTCGCTACTCATTTCCCAAAACGCTTCAATGAATCCGTCAGTTGTCATCAATCTTTGCAAATGCTTTTCTAATGCCATACGTTATAGTTTTTTAATTCCACTCTGTTCGTAAACACTCTTTACAGGTGCGCCTTTTGTCATGTATTCGCCCAGTGCCATAACCAGTGCCACCATGCCGTCAACCTTTTCGGTGCTTTTACCCTTATGTATTTTCTTGTTATCGGCTGCATCAATCTGCAACATCACGTTTGAAGCCATCCAGCGCAGCACCGGATTGCCCCCGTGGTTGATCTTCTTGGAAAGTATATGTGATTCAAGTTCCTTAGTCGGGGCACTCATCGAACCAAAGCCCTGACCGAATGGCGAACACTCAAACCCCTCTTTTTGCAGGTTAATCACGCATTGTGAAGCGTTCCAACGGTCAAATGCAATGCTTTTTATGTTGAATTTCTTGTTAAGTTCCATGATTTTCGCCTGAATGAAGTCGTAATCTGTGACATCTCCGGGGGTTTCAATCACAAATCCTTGCTTTATCCACTGATCATAAGGCACATTGTCTTTCTTGACACGCTCCTGATGGTTCATTTCGGGGATAAAAAAGAACGGAAGCACGTTGTAATTGCCGTTTTCATCGGGCGGGAACAGCAAAACAAAGGAAGTAATGTCACGTTTTGAAGCCAAATCAAGCCCTGCATAACACGCTTTCCCTTCAAGTGATGCCATATTCACCCCGTGGTCGCTGGCCATCCAAGCCGTGTCTGAGATCCACCGTACATCTGAACTGGTCCACTGATTCAACTGCAACCTGCGGAAGGTATTTTCGTATCCAGGTTCGTTCTGTGCCCTCAATGCTTCATCACGCACGTACTGCTCTTTCAGGCTGATGCCGTAGTTGGGGTTCGCAATGGCCCATACCTTTTCATCGTTGATGTCATCGGTTTCAGCAGATTCGTAGATAACCGGAAGGAAAGTGTCATCACGAATGATGCCGGCTTTGACCTTTTTGGCATATTCGTACTGATTGTAACAGATACTTTTCTTGTCATACCCTGCTGTGGTGAAGATTATGACAATGGGCTGGGTCCGGGCACCGATGGAAGTAGTCAGTACATCCCACAATTCCCTGTTTGGCTGAGCATGTAACTCATCAAAAATGATGCAGTGAGCATTAAATCCGTGCTTTGTCTTTACATCACTTGAAATGGCCTTGTAAAATGAAGCAGTTTTCTCGTAAACGATGGAGTTCTGATACACCTGGACACGCTTTCGTAGTTCAGAATTCTGATTCACCATGGTCTTTGCCACCTCATGAATGATACCGGCCTGTGTTCTGTCACTGGCTGCGCTGTAAATTTCTGCACCTTTCTCACCATCAGCGCAAAGCATATACAAAGCAATGGCACTTCCAAGAGTTGACTTGCCGTTCTTACGCGGCACAAACACAGCACACCGCTTGTACCGGCGTAGGCCGTCACTCTTTCTCTTCCATCCAAACAGCGGCTTTATGATCTCTTCCTTCTGCCACTTTTCAAGTTTGAACGGCTTTCCACCCAGTTCACCTTTGGCGTGTGAACAGAATTTCTCAATCCAGTCAACGGCAAAGTTGGCGGCCTTTTTGTCATACCGATACAGCAGTGAGTTATCCATTATCGGGCTGATGCGTTGATTCTTACGTTCATGCTTATTTTTCCCTTTTCAAACATGCGATGCCTGTTGCCTGTTGAATCATACCAGTAAGCAGTAATTACATTTTTGATACCTTTATTCCTGATGAAGTCCATTGCGTGTTCAATGCTTGTGCACCTGTGGATGGAAAAGGCAATGTACATTACCGGCCTTCCAAATACTTTATCCCAAAATGATCTTTTTGCCGGCTGATCATTAACATGCTTTTGCTTATATTCAAGCAGCAGGCGGTTTCTCTTTACAGGTGAAATTCGTGGCTTTGTCATGATTGCTGTTTTATGATTATTTACTTTTTGCCCCCAGCCGGTTCCGATCACCGGCTAACGGATTTGGGGTTATTCGGTTGTTTTTTCTTCTTCTGCAGCAGTCAGATGTTTTTCATTTTCCCATTGCCCCCTGCAGTCAGGATATTGAACATAATAAAGCAAGTCGCCGTTTTCAGGCTTTGAAACACTTGATATGTAACCAGGTTGGCCAAACCTGTTTATTACTTTTTGGCCGTTGCTAAACTTAAATTCTACTGTCATGTTGATTTAATTTTGATTGTTATTTGGGAATATTCCCGTTAATCGAAAAATTTATCATTGTCATCTTTCTTGGTTACCTGGCTGATGATCCGTTGCTGGGAAAGCGGGGTAAAGCCAAACTCAACCGCTATCTGCCGTGCCTTTTCAAGTGCATCCAAACTCATCTTGTGCTTTGGGTTGGCAGTTTCAAATGATCCGGCCTTCGATACCACCGTGATCAGCCTGCCCTCTTCCTTCATTTCTTCTTCCAGTTGAAGGTGAAGGGCAATCAGGTTACAGTACGATACCACCATTGTGAGCCCAACCACATGCAGCAGACTTTTCGCCATCAGTTCACGGGTGACATCCTTGTAAATCTTTTTCGCCATCGGGGTAAACCATGCAGGAACAGGGGGCACCTTAGCGATGCCACCCTGCTTTGAATTTACCTTCGTCATGCGGTACTTTTTATCAGTGCCGTTGATGACCTTTAATGCGTCAGGTGTCTTCTGTCTGGGCATGATTATTCATTAAAATCATCAAACTCTAAATTTCTAACTCCATTTTGCGGATTTAATTCAGCCCGTTTACATTCCAGGGCATAAGTCCTGTTCATTCCTGACAAGGCAGAAATACATGCTTCCGCAATGTCAATTGATAATTCCTGATTTCTCAATTTTGTGTACACATCAGAAAACTCTCTGTAAACTTTCTTCTGACTTCCAGGCATTTTCACTTTCGTTGTTGCTTCCATTTTTAATTTGTTTTAGTAATCGTTTACATTTAATTTGCATTCGGTAAGATTCAATTAATTCAATGGGTATCAGATTAAATGGTATTTTATTTCTGCCGGAAATAATTCCTTTAATGTATTCATCAGATATATTATAATCAGGTTGATTCCTTCGTTTATAATTTGCTTTATCCCTTGTTAATTTTACCTTTTTTTTGTTTTCTGTTCTCCATGTTTTATGATAATCACGGCAATGTTCAATATTTTCATCTCTTCTTTTTTTTTCTTTTTCGCGACAATGTTCCTTATTTTGATCGCGCCATTGTTTTAACCTCTTTCTGTATGAATCATTATTGATTCGCTGACTAATTACTTTTCTTTTACTTTCACATGCTTTGCACATGTAAAACAATCTATATTTTCCGTGATCTTTCTTTAAACGAAATTCTGATTCATTTTTAACCTCATTACACTTATTGCATGTTTTCATATTTGATCGAATTGGGCATGTACACGCGAAGC